GTAAAGCTAAAAAGAAAGGCCCAATGAAGAGAAAGAAGTAATTTATGACTACCTCGGGAACTGCCACATTCAATATGGACTTCACGGAGATCGCTGAAGAAGCGTGGGAACGTGCTGGCCGTGAGATGCGTTCGGGTTATGACCTGCGTACTGCACGTAGGTCAATGAACCTACTCACTATTGAGTGGCAGAACCGTGGCATCAACATGTGGACTATCGATGAAGGCACTGTCGATTTGGTGGAAGGAACGGCGACATACGCTTTACCGGCAGATACCATTGATTTGCTTGAGCACGTTATACGTACTAATAGCGGTAATGTGTCTACTCAGTCTGATCTTAGTATCTCCAGAATAAGTGTTTCTACTTACGCTAGTATTCCTAACAAGCTCACTAAGGGCCGTCCCATACAGATATACATAGACAGAGGACAAGCAAACCCCTCTGCTACTGTGTGGCCTGTGCCTGATGCGTCTAGTACGTATGTGTTGAAATACTACAGGATGCGCCGTATAGAGGACGCTGGTTCGGGTGTTAATACTGCCGATGTAAACTTCAGGTTTTTACCTTGTCTTGTTTCAGGGCTTGCGTATTACATAGCGCAAAAAGACCCAGAGTTAGCACCGCGCATTCCTATGTTACAGACTGAGTACGAACGGCAATTTGACTTAGCCGCACAAGAGGACAGAGAAAAAGCTTCTATTAGTTTAGTACCGCGAATGTATGGCGTGAGGTAAGCATGACGCAGCGTTTTGCTTCAAGCCAAAGAGCGTTAGCTATATGTGATATATGTGGCTTTCAGTATGAACTAAGAGAACTTAGAAACTTAGTTGAAAAGAATAAGGTTACAGAGTTAAAAGCGTGTCCAGAATGCTGGAATCCAGATCACCCGCAAAACAGATTGGGTGAGTTCCCGGTAGATGACCCGCAAGCAATACGTAACCCAAGACCAGATTTTGCGGAGCTTCCGGCTAGTAGGGCACGAATAGAAGTAGCAGACGCAAACAACATGAGTGCGTTCGGTCAAGTAGGACAAGTAACGATCTCAATCACGTAGAGGTTTGAAAATGAAACGAGAAAGCAAGAAGGCACCAAAGGTTATTGAGCATCCAAACGAGCCGACAATGTACGATGCTGGCACAGACGTAAACAAGCCTATAAATATGAAAACTAGCGGCGTCAAGATACGCGGCACTGGTGCTGCTACTAAAGGCACAATGGCACGGGGGCCAATGGCGTAGTGAACTACACCGAATTAAAAGCGAATGTAGAAGACATCTGCGAACAGACGTTCACGGCAGATCAACATGCTATGTTTGCTCAACAGGCAGAGCAAAAGATATACAACACTGTACAGCTACCTGCGCTTCGTAAAAACCAGACAGGCACGCTAACGTCTGGTAACAAGTATCTGACGATGCCGACTAATATGCTGTACGTATATTCTTTAGCGATTATCAGTGGTAGCGACTATATCTATTTGTTAGATAAGGACTCCAATTTCATACGGGAGGCTTATCCTAATCCTGCAACCACGGGCGTGCCTAAGCATTACGCTATATTTGATGACACTAGCTTTATTATAGGGCCAACACCCAACGCTGATTTTTCAGCCGAAATACATTTTGGATACTACCCAGAGTCTATTGTTACTGCTGGCACTACTTGGTTAGGCACTAACTTTGATTCTGCGTTGTTGAACGGTGCTTTGATTGAGGCAATACGTTTTCAGAAAGGTGAAGCAGATATGGTGTCGCTGTACGAGACATTGTATACACAGGCTATATCTTTGCTGAAGAACCTCGGTGATGGCAAGCTCCGTGGAGATACTTATCGTTCTGGACAAGTTAGGAGAGAAGTCGCTTGATTGGTTCACAGAGCATAGTAGAACTGGGCAACGTCACAGTTAAAACAGTATCTAGCAGAGGGTTTACCCCGGAAGAACTTGCTGAACAGGCACTGGATAAAATTATTTATGTAGGAAGTAACTGCCATCCAGCCATACAAGAACAGGCAGAGGCTTTCAGAAATCAAATTCGTGGTGTGTTAGTAGAGTATATGAAACAAGCTATTCGATCTGACCGCACTACTTTAGCAAATGAATTCCGCGCCGTTGGGCACCCGGAACTTGTAAAACTACTGGAGAGCTAACAATGGCTATTACCGTAACTACAGCGATGCCCACCAGCTTCAAAGTTGAGCTGTTGAAGGGCTTACATGACTTACAAAATGGTGCAGATACATTGAAGATTGCGCTGCTAAAAGCGACTGCTTCAGGTTCAGGCACTTACGGCGCTGCAACCACAAATTATTCCACCGTAACTGGAAACAGTGATGAGACTAGTGGTACAGGTTACAGCGCAGGCGGAAACACCCTGACTAACGTAACTCCTGTGGCTAGTGGCACAACCGCTGTAGCAGATTTTAACGACACCACTTGGTCAAGCGCGTCTTTTACTACGTGTGGTGCTGTCATATACAACACCAGCAACTCTAACTCTGCATGTGCGGTATTGAGTTTTGGTGGAGATCAAACTGTAAGTACAGGTGATTTTCAAATTCAGTTTCCTGCTGCCGGTGCTTCTACCGCGATTATTCGCATCGCCTAAAGGCTAGACGTGGCAGATAAGACCGTATTTTTAGGAGCCGTTTGGGGCAAGGATGGCTGGGGCGACGGCGCTTGGGGAGATAATGGGAACGTCTCCGTAGCGGCTACCGGTGCGGTTGGAACTGTAAGTATTTTGTTGGACGACAGTATTGCTCCAACAGGTGTGGCAGGTACGGGTGCAGTAGGGTCGGTTACTTTAGCCTACTCTGGCACAATTACACCGACAGGTGTGGCAGGTACAGGTGCAATAGGGTCTGTTGCTCCGGCTTACGATAAGATTGTTTACCTCGGTGCAGTATGGGGTAAAGGTGGTTGGGGAGAAGCTGCTTGGGGAGCTAACGGAAACATTTCCGTAGCAGGTACAGGTGCAATAGGCACCACAAGTATTTCTCTAAGTAAAACTGTTGTACCGACAGGTGTAGTAGGGACAGGCGCAGTAGGTGCCGTAGGGATTATCAGAGATGATACGATAATTCCATTAGGTGTAGAGGGTACGGGGGCAGTAGGCACTGTAGTTGTATCCCTTGCAGAGTTTATAACTCCGACAGGAGTACAGGGCACAGGCGCAATAGGCGCAGACGGCGCTACTGTAGTCCCAGCGGTAGCAGGTGTAGCTGGAACAGGTGCTGTTGGCACGGTCACTTTAGTTTATAGTGGTGCCATAGTCCCCACGGGAGTGCAAGCTACAGGTGCTATAGGAACAATAACTAGGCGTGGTTGGACTACAATAGATGATAGCCAGACGCCTAATTGGACAAATGTAACAGACACACAAACGCCTAGTTGGGCAGATATAGATAAAGCCGCTTAGGAGCTAACAGATGGCTACTTATGTAAACAACCTAAGACTTAAAGAAATTACCACAGGTGACGAAGACGGCACTTGGGGTACGAGTACAAATACCAACCTTGAGCTGATCGGTGAAGCTCTGGGCTATAACACACAGGCTGCATTTGGCTCAGACGCTGATGCAACCACTACTGTAGCGGATGGTACGGCTGATCCGGCCCGTGCGTTTTATTTCAAGGTTACTTCCGGTGCGACCCTCACGGCGACTAGAACGCTGACCATAGCTCCGAATACTGTTTCTCGTGTCATGTACATTGAGAACGCTACTACGGGTAGTCAGTCAATAAACATTTCACAAGGCTCTGGTGCTAACGTCACCATAGCATCCGGTGCGACCAAAGTTGTTTACCTTGATGGTGCGGGTTCAGGTGCAGCAGTTGTAGATGCCAACGCTAATGTACCGGGCGGAGACATAACGCTATCACAAGTTACTGATGTTACTTCTACGGCAGCGGAAGTTAATTTGTTAGACGGATCAGTCGCTGACACTGTTGTTAACTCAAAGGCGGTTATCTACGGATCGGCAGGGCAGGTAACGGCTAATGAGCTTGATGTAGATAACATTCAG